CATTTACATTTGTAGTACCATTTACATTTGTAGTACCATTTACATTTGTAGTACCATTTACATCTGTAGTACCATTTACATCTGTAGTACCATTTACATCTGTAGTACCATTTACATCTGTAGTACCATTTGTATTACCATTTACATTTGTAGTACCATTTACATCTGAAGTTACACCTGCATCACTTGTAAATCCATCTGTTAAAATACTTTGAAAATTTTCATAACTTTTATATGAATAATTATTATTTGAATTATTTATAGGTTCTACTTTATTTTTATTAGAATCACACGAATAATTATATACATTCACCGAATTTGAGGATGTTGTTGTATCTTCATTTACTTTATAAGTTTCTATCATAATTTCTGCCTCTTTTTTTAATTGTTCTGCGTCTTCTTTATCCTTTACTGCTTTGTCATAAGCATTATTATATTCGGTTATATATTCTTCGGCGGCAGCAACAGCCTCAGCAGCAGTTTCAGCAGCAGTTTTAGCAGCAGCATTAGCATCAGAAAGATCAGCAGCAGCAGTTTCAACAGCAGTTTCAGTTTCAACAGCAGTATTATAATCAGTAAGAGCAGTTTCAGCAGTTTCAGCAGCAGTTTCAGCAACAGCATTAGCATCAGTAACAGCAGCAGTAGCATCAGAATCAAAATAATCTTCTGGTTTTGTTAAAGTATTAAATTTAACTACCAATTCATCATATGTATTTTCTAATGTTTCATAATTTTCTCTTGCCTTAATTAATGCATATTGAGAATTTTTATTTATAAGATAATTCTCAATATTTGTTTTAAGGTTTGATACAATATTATGTTTATGTTTGATTGATTTGAAAATTTCCTCATCCTCATCTTGAAGACCCTCACAACGTTTTTTTGAATTCATGATTAATATTATTATTAATAAAAACATTAAAATTGTCATACCTAAAAAAATTTTATTAATTTTCATTTATAATAATTAGTTATAAAATAATATATGATTTTTAATTGAATCAATACTTAAAATGACGGATTGTCTGTATAGGCTTTTGTTTTAACTTTATCAGGTTCAAAAAATTCAATACATAATAATCCTAATATACAGGATACAAATACAATTATAATATCCTTTAATAAAGGTTTATAAGTTGTATCTTCTTTAATATTATCTCTTAATCTAAAACATTGTATTAACGTAAATATTATTGTAATAAATAATGATATAATGTAATTATCCATATTATTATTTAGACAACAAATATAAAATATTAAAACGCATTATTCAATCACTTCAATATTTAAAATATCATCATTCAGGTTCATTTCACCAGTAAGTGTTTCTACACCACTAATTAAAGGTTTAGTATCGAATATTTTTATTTTTTCATCTTCATCTTCTTCATCTTTTTGTCGTTGTTTTGATATTTCTTCTAATCTTTCAATAGTTTTAGGAGCATCAATTGTATCTTCTATACCATCACTTGTTATAGAACTGTCTATATTATTAAAACTTAATGAATTACCTTCTGGTAATTCTACATTTGGTAAATCATCCTTAGTTGGTAAATTATCCTTAGTTGGTAAATTATCCTTAGTTGGTAAATTATCCTTAGTTGGTAATTCTATCTTCATTAGTTCCTCTTTAGTTGGTAATTCTATCTTCATTAGTTCCTCTTTAGTTGGTAATTCTATCTTCGATAGATCGGATGGTGCTTCATCATTCGTATTTTGTTCTTCTTCTTCCTTATTAGATTCTTCAATTATTTTCTTTTCCACTATACTTTCTTCAACAACTTCTCCTATATACCTTTTTAAAATGTCTTCGACCGGCATTGTATCTCTGACAGTATTTAAAATACATTCTCTTATAATCAATTCTAATTCTCTGTTATTTTTTTGTATTAAGAGAGGTTCAATATCTTTTTCAAATAAATAAATGTTTGTATAAACTTTACGGGCAACATTAATATAAACACGATGAATAAATAAATTTAAATTAGGTATATCAATATCTATTTTTTTTTGTTCTTTACCAACACGGACACATGTTAGAGATTTTAAATGAATTATATGTACACACGAAATTAAATCCTCAATATAATGACATTTAGATGCTTCTAAAATTCTATTTTTTTCTTCTTCAATCATTGTTTCATTCCATTTTGGAACTCTAGTTAAAAATGTTTGAAAAGTAATTAAATATTTATCTGGTTCATCATTATCATCACACAATCTACAAGAATCTAAATATAGACCTTTTAATGCTTGAATTATAGAAGGGGTTAATATATTCAATAGACTCACGACCCATTCATTTTTTGAATCTCTCAAAGAACTTTCATTATAATCGTCCATTAATAAAAATATATATAATCTATCTATCATACAAACGAACGATAATTATTAATTCCATATAATAATAATAATTTTTCATTTCTAATTTTACTTTTCCATTGATTCAATTCAAATAAAAATAAATATTTATTTTTTATATTCGTATTTTCTATATAATCTAAAAAATCATCATAACTTATACAATTTCTATAACATTCATTTACAAAGTCGATATCTCCTAAATCAATATGTTCTTTAATCCATATAATGGATTTTTTATTTTTCTTTTCAAACATTTTTTCATATTGTTTATGATAATTATTATCACCTTCAACATAAATCTGTGAAAATCTTGATAAAATTGGTTTCATTATTGACGTTGTATCATTTACTATAACAAAAAAACGTGTATTATGATTGTACAATTCTATACATCTTCTTAATGCAGACTGAGCATCTATTGTTAATTTATCAATATTTGTTAATATAATACTTTTGAAATGTCCAATAACATTAGTTTTTGAAAAAAACTTAATTTCATCACGAATAAATTGTATCCCCTTGTTATGAGCACAATTTACATTTAATATATATTCATTTTTATCTTTTATATTTGAATATATTTTTTGGATCATATAGTGTAATAAATGTTTTTTACCAACACCATAATTACCATAAAAAATTATATTTGGAATTTTATTTGTTTCTATTAAAGTATCTATTTTTTCATACATTATCATATTAAAAATATCTATTTAAATAAATACAAATAAAATAAATTACGCCCATGAATCTAATCCTTTTGTATAAGGATTATCCTTAAACGCATTCAAAATTTCTGGGTTCATTCTATTGTTTTGTAATGGTTCTACATCTTGTTTAGAATTCATTAAAGTGTTTTGACCAATTAATGGAGGTTTAAATTCATTTGTAGTAGTATTCATTATTTTCTCTCTATTATCCATTTGAGGATCAAATTTTAATGTAGCATTTATATTACCATTATACAATTGCATATTTCCAGAATTTGCGCGACTCTCAAATTCTTTATTTTCATTATTATTTTGATTATATACTGCTTCATATGATTGACTATTATACACTCCAGCAGGTCCTGCTCCTCCTTCATATTGACGACTTGTTGTATCGCGGTTTACATCTAATAATTCGGTATTATAAGTTTGATATCCATCCCGTTTTTGTCCTTGATAATTTAAATGAGTATTATCTAATTTGCATTCTATTTGTTCTCTTGTTGTTGTTTTTGTTTTATTCTCATTATGGACTAATGGATTTAATCGTGTGGACCCATTTACAAACCCTTCTTGTCTTATATTATTGATAAGTTCGTTTTTTTTTGTAGGTTTTATCATGTCTACAATTGGTGAAACAGACGCCTTTAATATTCCAGTTAAACCAATATATTCTTGATTACAAGTAGAACGATTATTATTATTATTTCTATAGGAACCATTACCATAATCGTGTGTTCCAGAATGTTTTCCTCCTTTTAAATTTACTTTAGGTAATTCATCACATTCAAGTTGATTTCTTCTTGTTTCTGTATATTTACCTTTTACATAACTTGTTTCATTTTGTCTTTGAGTACCAAAATAATTTCTGCTTGTTTCTGGTCGTGTAACATCCTTTAACATTTCTTGTCCTCTCTGAGTTTCTCTCTTCTCACTACCATTTGTAGTTAACCATCTATCACTTGTATTTTCATAATATGTGTCAGGGGCGTGATTTTCTATTTTTCCTAAATGAGAAACATTATGAGATTCTTTAATATTAGAATTTGCTGCTCCTTCTAATCCGTTTAATGAAAATGATAATTTTGGATTTGTTTCAACTCTTAATTCGTCAACACTTTTTGGTTTCCATTGATCACGTTGATCCATACCTGTATTAAATCCTAAGTTACTTCCTTCTGTTGTGTATCCTTGATTTAATCCAGGAGCAACTCTTTCTTCTTCCCATGGTTTTACGTTTGCCATTCTATTACTTGGATTCATTCTTGATCGTATAAAATCAGTATTATTTGGTGTACCATTCGCAAAAGATAAATTTGTTTGTGGTTTAAATAATGGCGCTTGTTCTGTTTTTTTTATGTGTTGACTTCCTTGACCTTGTGTATTATCTAACAACCCATCATATGAAGGGGTTGAACCATTCGACCTAGAACCAAAAAATGGAACCATATTATTATGGTTAAAATCACAAATTTTTATTTCTTCACCAGTCAAACTATTAGAAGTAGTTAAATTATCACCTTGTTCAGAAATATTATCTTTACATTTTCCACTAAAATGTTTTTCTAAAATGGTTTTTCCCCCATTATATTCATTTGGAGAATAATCTGAGTTTTCATTTTTTACTGGAAATTCTGAAGGACTCGCCTTAAATTTAGATTTAAATCCTTCTTTTTTATTTTTTTTTAGAGATACGTATAGACCACCTAATGCTAACATAGGAACTAATAAATCAGCCATTTATATATCTTATATATTATTATTATTATATTCATCCATATGAATTAATCTTGTATCAACATTACTTGTAAATGAAGGTTCTAAATTTGCTTGAGGGTCTAACGGTAATATACTATTTTTTGTTTGATCTAGTGCTCTGTACATCCACGGAGGGTTGGTTATTCGTGATTGACCTACATTTAAATTTCCATTATTATAATTAACCTGTTTATAGACTTTTTTATTTATTTTTTTTAAACAATCCTTATCTAATTTATTTAACATACCAAATAAATCGGATTCAAGTTGAACTGGATTTTCCATTCTATTCCCTCCAAACTTTTGTAATCTTATATTAGGATCATTCATATACAAGGGTTTATCACCGTTCCCTGGTACATTTAACATATACCTTCCTATATCTGTTGATTCTTGTAATTGTTTCTTTATTCTTGCTTCATCAT